CTTGAGCCATTTTTCTTCCTTTCAGAAAGAGGTACAGGGGGGAGAGTGGTCTCCCCCCTTACCAGTCAGTCATTAAGCGACGATTGTGTTCCAGAAGTAACCGAGGTCAGCAGCAATTACTTTGTTATCAAACGCCATTTCAGCCTCGACGCGCTCTGCACGAAGTGAGTCCATACGGAATGAACTTACACCGATTGTTGAGCCAATACCGCCTGATACGCCAGTCCAAGAGAATGTGTATCCAGCAGAAGGTGTCATTAGACCAGGAGTTGGAGCAACGTGAGCAAGAAGAGCGCCCTTACCGTAAGCGAATGAATACGCTTCGGAAGCACCTTCGTTGTTAGTTGCCTTTACTGCCTTAGCAACAAGAACACGGTCAATGTCGAACATACGTGCGAGCATATCGGTTGTAATTGTTTGTGAAGATGTGTACTTGATACGGTCTACCAAGTCAGGGTGATTCTTTAGTTGACGGAATACTTCGTAACCAAGTACAAGAGTATTGGCTTCCATTCCTGTGTTAGCAAGGATTTCACTCTTTGCGGCTTCAATGTCGTCAATTGGGTCTGAAGATGTGTAGTCAGACCATTGCTTTGTCTCATTAGCACTTGGAGAACCAGCAACACCAGCAACGTCATCTCCCCATACACCAGTTGTGAAGAAGTCAGAAACGAACTGAAGTTCCTTACGAAGAAGCATACGACGAGTTACGAACTCTGTAGCCTCGCGTAGTGGGTTGAGTGGAGCATCAGAGTTAGCAAGCATTTGGTCGCCAACGTCTTTATGGAAAGCGTAAACATCAGCAGAGTATGACCCTGTACCGAGGTTGTAACCGCCACCAGCAGACTCAGTAGCATCAGCGCGACGCTGTGCTTCATCTCTGAACCAGTCATTCTTTGTGTAGGTGAAGAACTTATCGGACTTCTTATCTACAGGGACAATTGGGAAAACTTTATCAGCAATAAAGTTCTCTTGATTTTGTAGGTACGCAACAGAAATGTTTGTCAAAATTGCGTCTACGTGTGTTGAGTTTATATTTGGCTGAGGCATTTTTTATCGCTCCTTACGCGGCTCTGCCAGGATTGGCACAGTTGATTACGGCAGTTACAACGTTTCCGTCTGCACCTGACTCTGTTAGAAGTGTTCCGACAACGTACTTTGTTGTATCTGTACCAGCAACAAGAGCAACTGCCTTGCCTGTAGCACTTGTTCCAACAAGAGCACCTTCACCGATTGCCGCACCAGCGACAAGTTTTGTTCCGCCAACAACAAGCACTTCTGCTTCTTGTCCTGAAGTTGGAGCGTTCTGAAGAACGCCAATTGGAATGTCAGTGGCAGCGGCAGCAGCCACAACCGTTCCTGAAGAATCCAACTTTACGAATGTGTACTGCTTAGCAGAAAGGTCAGCCGCAGCAACTAGGGTGACTTTTACGCTGTAATTACTAATTTCGTATGCCATTTTTATTTAGCACCCTTCTCGTTAAGGTACTGATTGTACAGGTCTGGGTTGCTATTTACAGCACCAGCAAACGCTTGTTCAAACGTAATACCTTTAGTGGATTCCACAGCCGCTTTAGCCATAGAAGTTAATTGTGTGTAAGCGTCACCACTTGTAGGTGAAGCAGACTTACCAATCTCAGCGAAAATGTTTGCTGACTCTGCTTGCGCATTGACAGAAGTTAAAACATCTTCAAGAGCCTTTGCCAAATCAACATTTACTTCAGCAAGTGAAGCCAACGCTGGTCCAACTTTTTCTGCGTCAATAGCAAGGTGTGTCCACTCTTTTGCCTTTGCAACAGCAACTTCATTAGCACGAGCATCACGCTCTGCCTTTAATACTGACTCTGCTACTTCAGCGCGAGCCTTAGCATCAGAAGCAGACTTCTCAAGGTCTTCAAGCATCTTGCGAAGTGGCTCTGGTGCTTCTTTAACAAGAGCAGCAGTTTCTTCTTCAACAGACTTAGCAGCAGGCTTTTTCTTTTCTTCCATAGCGTGCATAACTTTGTCCATCTCTTTTTGCTTCTTTTGTAATTCTTCTTCAAGCATCTTGATTTTTTCCATAGCGTCGTTGTATGACATTTTGTCTTCCTCTGGCTTAGCAGGAATCGCCTTGTCTACAACCTCTACGTTTTCATCTGGGGTCATAGCGGTCTCCTTCGTCCCCTCAGTAATCAGAACTTTTTCTGATTCGGTGTTTTGACTTACAAGGTCACTCAGAAGGTCGTCTACACCAGAGTGCTCTGATTTAATGACTAACCAACCTTCGTGCAGGTGGGCTGGGTGGTCTACACCACTGGTCTCCTCGATATTGAGTCCGACCATTTTACGGGCTTTAGCCATCCCAGTCTCCTAAACGATAAGTGCTTGCGTAGTAAACAACACTACAACCAAGCATCAGTAAGCGTTGTGTACAGAATAACACTACTTATGTGTCAAACAGATACTTTGACACTCAATCCGAATGGGTGCTCTCTGATTTTTTAGACATAACCTTTTTTATAGCAACGGTTACGTAACAGTCTTTGCAACACTTAGTGCCGTCGTCAAGAACGCCACCAAACTTGGGTTTGAAGAACTTAGGGCAGAACGGACACTTTGAAGCAGCCACTAACGGACAGGACCGCCAGTTACCCAAGCATCACAAGTACGAGATGCGGCACACTTAAAGTCAAACGCTTCACAGAAGCCTAAGTCACCAGCCTTAATGCTGTCCCACGAGTTTTCTTCTTTTGGGTCACCAGTCGCTAAACCTTCTTTAATACAAGCAAGCATTGGCTTAGTCTGAATGAAAAACGCACAATTACCACACAACGATTTCTTAGCCTCAGCAGTTGTCACTTCCCAACGCTTAGCCTTGACCTGCCAGAACTCATCATTCGGCTCTTTAGGATTGAGTGGACCGTAACCAGCAGATTCAATAGCCTTTTCTCTGTTCGCCAGATTTACCTCTACGTTTTGGGTGGCTGTAGGGCAATTATCAGCCTTTTGGACACCGTACTGGTGTGGATAGATAGGGGTCATTCTTTCTCTCCTTTAGAGTGCAGTGGGTGACTTTCTGGCAACAGGTCGGTATCGAATGGTGACCTTTTGTACCGTCCAGTTTTTAGAGCGTGCAAGAAACCATTGACTCTACCAAACGCCCACTGTGCTTCAGAGGTTACGCCAGGTCGAACGGAAGAAGGATTTGTTTTATACGCTCCTACACCACGACGGTAAACCTGCAACAAAGTACCAACGGTAGTTCTCTTACTAGCAGCGTCACCAACTTCATCATTATGTTCTTTGACTTTGTTACGCAACGTGTCTTCTGTGGACTTCTCAAGTTTTTTATCGGTCATACGTAATTCACTAAACGGCTTTACAACACGACGATTTGTTTCCTGAAGTCCTGATTCTGTTTCAGCCCATACACGCAAAATTGCTACAGGGTTATCTTCTGTTGCTTCCTGTTTTTCATTAGTACCGTCAAGCGTTACTACACCACTATCTTCAATACGTTCAACAACAGCAGTTGCGTAAGTTGCTGCGGCTGGAGGTTTTCTTACAGCATACAGAACTACATCACCAACACTAATATCTTTTTCTTTCTTTAATTTTTTTTTAGGCTTAGGGTTCATTATGGTATCAACGTGAACATCACTTACAGTGGGGTCACCATTCTCTACCTCAAGTTCAGAAGTTGAGATGAAGTCGTCATCATCTTCTTCATCATCTAAGTCAGCAAGTATTCTCTGGGCTTTACCACCGATTGAATAGCCACGGAGTTTTCCTTCCTTGACTAACTTCCACGCCCAATCTTGCCACTGAACACCCATAAACACTGTGTTAGCAGGGAACTCAACAGTATTGCTTTCACCATTGGCTTTCTTAACTGGTATTGAAAGTGAATACGGAAACGTCATAACTTCTAGCCATTCACCAGCAACAACACTCTTATCGTGCTGTAAACGAATACGACGGTCACCAGACTTTACGTAATCCCATACGGCTTTCTGTAATTCATCTGGGTCTGTCCACTCATTATGAGCATCTAACATATTAGGAATGTACAAAGGTGCAAGCGTAAATTGTTTTGCATCTTCTTTTGATACAGCCTCATTAGCAATTACATTAAATGAACCTTCATCAACAGATTTATTTGTTACACCAGCAATAATCTTTTCTGCCCAAGCCTTACCAGCATCTCCACCCCAAGCGTCCCACGCTACGCGACCAGGTGACGGATACTTTTTACTTTCAGCGAAGAAACCATCTGCATCTCTATCGTTCTTATGACGGTTCAAAAAAGAAACCATGCGCTGTAATGTTCTTAAAGATACAGGACGCTGACCAGCAAGTTGAGCAGCGCGAGCGCGACCTACAGCAGTGAAACCATCTCCCTGTTTACCTTCACGAATCCAACCAAGCGCACGCTTGGCTTCTGCGGCTACAGCATTAGTCGGAGTCCAAGTTGTTTCTTGCGCGACTTTGTTTAAGTCTTCAATACTCTGACGAATAAGAAGTTCTTCACCATCTACACCAAAACTACTACTGACCTCTAATTCTTGACCAGTCAATTCCCACTTCTCAGCAAGACTATCTGCCATCTCTGACTTTGTTACATCAAGTTCATCTAGGTCTATACCTGTTACAAACGCACTCCACGGCATTACAACTGACAATGCTCCCCAACCAGTGTTGTCGTGACCGTGACTGATATTGCGCTTTGTCATCTCAGACGTTATGAAGTGATGAGCAAGAATAATGTCATCAGTCAAAGGCTCTGGGTGTTTAGCGTGTAAGTCATTGTGCAACTTTTGTAAGTTATCAGACTTTTTAATTGCGTCAGGTACATTTGCATACAACGCACGAATATGACGAACGGCATCTGCCATTGACGAATGACAAGTAGTTACTTCACCTGTCTCTGGCTTAATTACGGCATAACCGTCACACCCTTGAGCGTTCGTGCTTATCTCATACGGCATACGGTCTCCTATCTAATCTCTTATTATGTCTTACGCAGCAGCGATACGGGCTGACGGCTTGCCAGGAAGTAACTCAATGCTACAACGACAATGTGGGTGTAATGCTGGAGAACCAAAATCGAAATCAGAATCCCAAGCAACAGTCTGACGGTGTTTAGGCGCACAAACACTACAAGTGCGCTCATCTAATGCTGTTATCCAAATACGCTTTGAGTCAGGCGGCATTAAACCCTGTGATTCAACTTCAAACCAAGATAAGACTCTGCCTTGATTAGCAGCAGTAACCATCTCTGTACGTGCAATACGTAAACCTCTGTAACGAATCATACGGTCATACAAAGGCTTGGCTCTTTCTCTGACTTCTTGCGTTGCTTCATTAAAGGAAGCACCTTCGTCCATTAACTGTTCTAACGTCTCACCATAAAAACGGTCTAAAGATTTTGCCTGTCTCTGGTCTAAACCAACGACAGCCTCAATACGATTACCCATCTGTTCCATATCTAACTTAGAACGAAGACCATCAGCAATAATACGAGCAACAGCCTGACGTGATTCTTCTGTGATTCCACGGATTGACGCTCCTGCTCTTACCTGCGCCCAAGCAATTGCACGTGGGTCAGTTAAATCAAATGTCATATCAACTTTAAGTCTGGACGGTAAACGAGCAAGACTTTGATTTGCAGAAGTTACAACCTGTGAAGTTGTTACATCTACGAAAGGCTGTAAGTCTTGTGCGAAGTTACCCCACGGAACTAATGAAGCAGCAGACAAAGGATTACCTGCGGCAACCTGTTCCATAATCAAACGGAAAGTTTCTCTGTTGATTGTTGAACCACGTACATTCTCAAAAGCATTTAAGTATGTTTGTAGAACACGTCGTTCATTAGCAGTAGGTGTTGCTCTGGGAACTAACGGATTATTAGGCTCGCGTCTATTTTTTATTACAAACGGCATTACTCAGTTGCCTCTGCTATTGGTAAACCAGCAAGCCCACGAAGATAATTTTCAGTCTCCTCGTTAGGAGTGATAGCACCAGCAGCAGTCAACTTAGATACAAAGTCAGCAATTTCAGTAAGGTCAACATGCGATACTTCACTGAACTTTAACTCTGGAGTCTTTCCAAGAGTCATCCCATTTAGTTTTAACAATCTTGGAATAGCGTGCTGGTTTATTGTTTCAGCAATTGATTTACAAATTGCGTCTACAGCCATTGTCCATAGGTCAATCTTTGATGCACCTAGAGCAAATGAACCAACTCGTTCGTGACCAAGAAGAATGAAATCAGACAACACTGACATTGCAATACGCTGGTCATAGCGAGAAATAATCTTATCTGTATCGAACTGACGTGAGCCACCAGTAGATAACAAAACCATGTCGAATAGTTTGTGACCCTGCTCGTCAAACATTTGAGGGAAGACAATTCCTTCTTGCTCATTACGCTTTACATTCTGAACAATCTCGGTGATAGAAGCAAGAACAGCCTGTTGGTCAGCAGTTGCGTTACTTGATAAATACTCTGGGGGTACATAAGCAATTGGTAAACCTGCTAGGTCACGCTCTACGCCAATCGCTTCTATTTCTTCTATGCGACGCTTGAAGTACCACGGACGGTATGCAGTACGTAACAACGACTTACCTTCTGGATTGTTTCTGGTAGTGCTAGTACGGAAAAGCAAAGACTTGTCAATTGGTATGCGGTTGATACCAGCACCGTATGGGTCAACTTGTTCAAAGCCTTGAATACCACCGTCTTTATCAAACAACCAATTGTTATGAGTTTCTTGAGCACGAATCGCCCACTTACGCCAACCTATTTTATTATCTGTGTAATTTGATTTACGCGTTGGGTCATCAGAGTCACCACCACGAACCTTGTAAACAATCTCTAAATATGAATACCCATAAACGAGCATTGACAAAATCTCTGAAACGGTAGTATCCCAAGAATCAGACATATCGTACAAAGCACTCTCAATGAACTCAGCATTAAGTCTGTCTTCATCACTGTCACTGGCTGGCTGTACGTGCCAGTCAAGACGTAAGATAATTTTTTCAATTGCATAAAGGATTGAACCTACAACTGGGTCATTCTCAGACATTTCACGATAAACGTGTGCGCCACGGCGACCACGGAGTCT